GAGGATTTCTATCAGGGATATGATAGTGTAAATGAAGATGTAGAGCTAGATGAAGCTAAATGTAATATGACTGAAGCTGGAAGCATTTGCGAAATTCATGGTAAACAAAATTGCAGTAATGAAGAGACAGAAAATCCAGAAGATAAAAATCCAAAATATACTGGTAAAAAAAACAAAATTGGAAAACAACTTTTAGTTGATAAAATGAAAAAATATATTAGCGAAATTAGGAGAGTATAATGGATATTATTAAGCCAACAGCTAATCAAATTTCACTAACTACTGCAAATACAATTTATGGATCTCCAATTGTTTTTATTAGCGCTACTTCAGCAGCTGTAATTACAGTTGCTAATTCTACTGCTACAACTGGAACATTTACAATTCCTGCAAATCAATATATTTTTGTTAGCAAAAACCCAACAGATACTATTGCAGCTAATTTAGCAGTATTTGCAACAGCTGCTACTTATAGAGGTTAAAATGAAACTTATAACAGAGTTAGTAGAAGATGTTAGACTAATATCAGAAGCCAAAGAAACTGGTGGTAAAGATTATTATATTGAAGGTGTTTTTTTACAGGCTGATATTAAAAATCGAAATGGAAGAATATATCCAATCGAAATTCTTGAAAATGAAGTATCAAGATATAGTAGAGAAGTTATCGCAAAGAATAGAGCTTTTGGAGAGCTTGGTCATCCATCAGGTCCATCAATTAACTTAGAACGTGTTTCCCATATTATTACTGAACTTTATCGTGATAATAAAAATTTTATTGGTAAGGCTAGACTTGCAAAAACACCAATGGGTGAAATTGCCCGTGGTATTATGGAATCTGGCGGACGGGTTGGTGTATCTTCCAGGGCTATGGGGTCTTTAAAAGAAGAAAAAGGTGTTATGGTTGTACAGAAAGATTTAAAACTTTCTACAGCTGCTGATATTGTGGCCGACCCATCAGCGCCAGATGCATTCGTTAATGGTATCATGGAAGGTGTTGAGTGGATTTACGATCCAGTAAAAGGAACTTGGCTAGAAGAGAAACTTCATAATACTCGTAATAATCTTCGTAAAATGTCTATGTCTAAAATTGAAGAACAAAGATTAACTATTATGGAAAATTATCTAACTTCTTTAGCTGTAAAGAAATAAAATAATATAAATAATTTAAACACTAAAGGAGATTTTTCTGATGAAAGAGGAAACAAACATGCAAGAAGAAACAACAGCAGCCGCTACTATTATGCCAAAGGGTAGAGCAGATTCCATTAATGTAGTTACTCAGCTAATGAGTGGTATGCCAATTGAAGATCTTAACGGTTTTGTTCAGACTATGATGCAGTATTCTGCAGGTAAAGATCAGGGTGTTGGTGACAATTCAATGCATAACAAAGCAACTATTTCTGCAAAACCATCTTATGCAGTTGGTGCAGCTATGAAAGAAGATCTAGAAAGTATATTTAATGGTCAAGATCTTTCTGAAGAATTTAAAGAAAAAACAGCAACTCTATTTGAAGCAGTTGTTAATATCCGAGTAACTAATGAACTTGCTCGTTTAGAAGAAGAATATGAAGAAAAATTAAACGAGAATTTAGAAATATTTAACGAACAAATGACATCAAAGCTTGATACATACCTAGATTATGTTGTTGAAAATTGGATGTTAGAAAATGAAGTAGCAGTAGAATCGACACTTCGTAACGAATTAATGGATGAGTTTATGGAAGGGATGAAAAATCTTTTTGCAGAACATTACATTTCGGTTCCTGAAGAAAAAGTTGATGTTGTAGAAGCACTAACATATAAGGTCAGTAGTCTTGAAGAAAAACTCGATGAAGCTATTGTCTATAACGATCAATTAAAAAATGTACTAGTTCAAGAATCTGCAAAACAAATTTTTGCTAATCTTGCCTCTGATCTTGCACTAACACAGCAGGAAAAATTCGCCGCCCTTGCCGAAGGTATCGAATTTGATGGTAACTTGGAAGTATTTGCTAAAAAACTCAATATAATTAAAGAAAATTATTTCGGTAATGATTCAAAAACTCTATATTCTTCAAACATTGAAGAAGAAACATTTGAAGGCGAAATTACTGAGAAATTTTTAGGCAATGATCCAATTAGCCGCTATGCTCAAGCTATAGCAAAAACCGTTAAAAATCGTTAAAAAGTAATTTATTATAAATATAATTGAATTTATTTCTCTAAGAAAGGAAAATATAAATGTATCTAGCTGAAGAAATCCAAAACAAGTGGGCTCCTATTCTTGATCATGATGCTCTTGGAACAATTAAGGATGCACATCGCCGTTCAGTAACAGCAATTATGCTTGAAAATACTGAAAAAGCTCTCCGTGAATCAGCAGCTCATGGTGGTTATCAGACTCTTACTGAAGCCCCATCTAATGCTACTGGCTCATCCATCGACAATTTCGACCCAGTGCTTATTTCATTGGTTCGTCGTTCAATGCCAAACTTGATTGCATATGACATCTGTGGCGTTCAGCCAATGTCAGGTCCAACTGGTTTGATTTTTGCAATGCGTTCAAGATATGCTAACCAGACTCACGATGAAGCATTCTATAATGAATCGAATACTGCATTTTCTGGTCAAGGTGGCATTACCGGCAATGATGCTAACACATTCGGTAACGGTCATCTTGGAACTATTCCAGGCGCAACTAACACCACACCATTGACTGCAACTAATACATATAACATGGCTCAGGGTATGTCTACTACTCTTAGCGAGTCGCTTGGTGGTACAGGTGGTAATACTTTCCCAGAAATGGCATTCTCTATTGAGAAACTTTCTGTTGAAGCTAAAACTCGTGCACTCAAGGCTGAATACACGATGGAATTAGCACAGGATCTCAAGGCTATCCATGGTCTTGATGCAGAGACTGAACTCTCTAATATCCTTTCAGCAGAAATTCTTTCTGAAATTAACCGTGAAGTAGTTCGTACTATTAACGTAACTGCCAAGGTTGGTGCTCAGACTAACACAACCACTGCTGGTATCTTTGATCTTGACACCGATTCAAACGGTCGTTGGTCAGTTGAGAAATTCAAAGGACTTATGTTCCAGCTTGAAAGAGAAGCTAACCAGATTGCTAGAGAAACAAGGCGTGGTAAGGGTAACATCGTAATTTGTTCCTCTGATGTAGCATCTGCTCTTCAGATGGCTGGTGTTCTTGATTACGCTCCTGCTCTTAATTCAAACAACCTACAGGTTGACGATACTGGTAACACTTTTGCTGGTGTTTTGAATGGTCGTCTTCGCGTTTATATCGATCCATATGCAATCGGTGGTAACTATCTTACTGTTGGTTATAAGGGTGCTTCGGCGTTTGACGCTGGCCTTTTCTACTGCCCATATGTACCACTTCAGATGGTTCGTGCGGTTGATCAGGGTAATTTCCAGCCAAAAATCGCCTTCAAAACTCGTTATGGCATGGTTGCTAACCCATTTGCAAAAGGTGCAACTGCCTTCGCTGATAGTGGTCTTGCTATCAACTCTAACGTTTATTATCGCAAGGTAATTGTAAACAACATTATGTAATTTAACCTTACTAATTTTAAGGTAAGGATACATAAGACGGTTTCAAGCCGCAAACTTTAAGGGGAGCTTCGGCTCTCCTTTTTTTTATATAAATAGATGAAAGCGGAAAGAAAGTAACATGAAGTCTTTTAAACATTTCATTAAAGAAAAATATGTAAAACCAATTAAGCCATCAAGCGGTGCAATTGAGGTTGGTGATAGCATTAATGCTTTTGGTCGTGGCGCATTTAATTCAACGACTATGGATCTTGGGAAATACGGAAGAGCTGGCGCTGAATATGGCGTAAAGAAACTATTAGGTCGTGATACAACATATCAGCAAGAGTTAGACCAAGAAAAAGAAAAAGATACATCAGCCCAAGAAAAGAACCCTACAGCATATAGTGCTGGTGGTTATACAGCTGATGCTGCAGCGATAGCAACTGGAGTTGGTGGTTTGGTTAAAGCTGGTACTAAATATGGTGTTAAACATATGGCTAAAGATATTTTATCATCAAAAAGAGTTGGCGGAGTATATGGTGACGATGCTGGAGAATACAGCGTTAACACTTTAATTAAAAGAACCAAAGATAGAACTCCTGAAGAAATTCCTGTCAAAAATGTTATAACTAAAAACAAGGAATTGGGTACAAAAGAGGGTAATTTTGCGGATAATGTATATAATCCAAATCCCGATTTTAAAGTAAGAGCAAATAAATCAAACACTCAATATCCTATATTAACAGATAAAGATGGATATATAGTAGATGGCTCACACAGAGTTGCTAAAACGTATTGGCAAAATCCAGAATCAGCTATTAAAGCTCAACAACTTTCTCCAGCAGATTTTGATGCTGCCAAAATTAAAAATCCTATTCACAAATGGTTAGCTTCTAGAGTAAAATAATGTCAGCAGTAGATAATACCCCATTAAATAGATGAAACGGAGACCGCTGATGCTTTCTTTCAAACAATTCATTAAAGAAAATGATAATAATGATACTTTCAGTGATGATCATCTCAGTATATATCCAGATGGTCGAGGATCCGATGTAGGGGATAATGTTCCTAAAAGCGAAACTACATTAATACCTACCAAATCTGCTTCTGGTAATGAACCAGATAAAGATGATTCATTCTTTAATAGTCCAGAAAAAGAAACCTATATGAATAAAATGTCTTCTGATATTAAAAAAGGCAAAGAGATGCCTCCAGTTATATCAACACCAAATCCAGCAGATCCAGAACACAACGTTGTTTTAGATGGTAATCATAGAATGGAAGCTCACAAGCAAGCAGGTGTACCAAACATTCCTACACAACACGTCGATCATGATGATATTCATTTAGCTTCTCATGATTATGAACATCCAGATCAAACTTTTCATAAACTTTCATCATTTAGAGAACCAGATGGTTCATATGATATGAATAAACCAAGAGAACCATTGGGTGGAAAAAATTTAGGTCGTTATTTTGTACAACCTAATGGAAGCCATCAATTTGAAAGTTAATTCGAAAAATAGTTGTAAAAATTATATAGGAGGCTAAAATTAGCGCTATAGATAATACACCAGCAAATAAAAACTTTCTTTCTCCTCTTGGTTTTAAATTTCAAATCAAGAAAGCTCCTCATGTCAATTTTTTCATACAGCAAGTAAATATTCCTTCAATTTTTTTACAACCTGTTGAAACAGGAAATCCATTTGTTAATATTCCATTTCCTGGAGAACATTTAAAATTTGGCGAATTGAAAATCTCTTTCAAAGTTGATGAAGATTTAATT